ATAATAGCTTCTTTAACTTGCGTTCTGATGTTTTCAACGGCTTTTTGAGAAATAGCGTCTAAGGGAATTGAGTCAGCCTGTAACTTAGCTATTTGATCTATTTTTTTGAGCTGTACAGTATAATCGTTAGCATACTTTTTAAGAGCAGACGCCATACTCCTTTTTAAAGTATCTGTTTCCTTTTTGTTTTTAGGCAATGTCATTTTATTAATTGCCTCAGACAGCTCTTGTGCACTTAGTTCAATTTGCTTAATCCTATTTTCGTAACTCTGTGTAGAATCTCTTGCAACTTTGTCAAGAGTGCTGACTATATTATCTCTAGTAGTTATAACACTGGTCTTTATTTGGTTTAGTTTACTTATAGTGTTTGGGTCATTAGCTTTTCCCCGTGATCTATCAATAAGAGTAACATAATCATTTACAATCGTATCAATTTCCTTATTCAGCTTTGATTTTATTGTACCTAACCCTTTAATCTCTTTCTGTAGGTCTTCAGTACCAAAAAGAGCCTTATGAAAATCAATGCTATTAACATAATCTGTGATGGCTTGATTGATTTCTTTCTGTACTTTTGCCATTATTTTTGTGTCAATGGCTTCCTCAGACACACCCACCTTACCGAGATCACGGCTGAGTGCGTCAAACTTAGACCTGATTTTATCTTCCAGATCAGTTGTAGTATTAGACCAGTTGGTAAATGCTTCATTAGCAAGGTTAATTTTTTGTATAAACTCGTCCAGGCTTGCCATACCGGACGAAAACTCTATATCAACGTCAGCATTCAAGTTGTGTTGAACATTATTCTTAATATCTCCCGCCATCTGATTACAACTCCTTATTATGGAATAATCCCCTACACTACTATTAGAATAGGTAGGGGATTTGTTTATGTAACTTTGCCAAGTTCGTTAAGAAAGTCAATGTCATCGTCAGTCAGGTTCGTTTCTTCAGTTGTAGTATTCTCGTCTTTAAACTCCACCCCAAATGCAGAGGCTATTGCTTTTATTGGGGTAACTGATGCTTCAATCTCAAATCTTATATTTTTCTGTGCTTTTTTAATTAGCTCCGTCACTTGGGGCAGGGTATACTCAAAAATTTCCCATTTGTTCAACCCGCAGTGTTTATGAAGCATGAAGAATATTTCTCCCCAGTCGATTTCCTCATTCGTGTCCTCGTCAACTATTCCGCTTGACCCGACTGGGGCTTCAACTTTTTTAACCCGTTTAGCCCTATTAGACACTCGATGATCTTTGTAGCCGTCACAATATCGATATACTCCATAAGATACTCTCTCGTAACATGGGGGTAGTTCTTAAATGCAATCTCAAGAATCTCAAGCAGGTCATTCTCTTTTTCAGAACTACCGTCACCACTTGGGGCAAAGTTCAGGAGAACAGCATCGATATTTACAGTCTTAAGTAGTTGCATCAAGCGGCGGGCATCTTTCAGACTAGAAGGAGGAATCCTGTACTCTTTACCATCCCTAAGTTTGATAACATCGTCATCTTCAAAGAAAACAGACTCGATACGTTTAGCTTCTTCAGGTGTAAGTTTTTCGTTATCCATTCAAATACCTACCTTTCATTTATTTATTCATTCATAGATTAGACGCAAACAAAAAAGGCTTACCATGTTGGGCAAGCCTTTTATATTAATAGAAACAGGAGGTAGGTAGCCTGTTCTACATACACGGAGGAGCACTCGTGGTGAAGCGTTTCATTGTCCAGAGTCTGCAAGTTCCGTCTTCAGGATCAAGCATGTTGAGTGTCAGTGAAGGAGCACTTGCGGCAGCTCTCGCATAGTCGATAGTAAATGCTCCACTTGCCTTAGCAAGTTTGATTTCAGTCTCAATACCATGCCACATGTCATCTTTCTGCTTGAAGTTACCCTGATGGATAATTTTAATTGGAATAGGAATGTCTGACTTCTTCCCTTCAGCCATGATGACATCAGCAGTAGCTTTCTTGAAGCTGTACATTATCATTTTACCTTCCATGTCCGAACTGAAGCTTAAAACTCTCTTTGTGACGTTCTCTCCGTCTAAAGTCTCTACTACTGCAAACTTTCCAGCAGCAGGAGTGACATCCTTCGTGAGAGCTTTGCCTGTAGTCATGTCCATTACGGTAAACTCAGGAGTATGGAATGGTGTTCCGTCAGCCGTGATGTCAACTTCATACGAACTAGTACCGACCTTCTTTACTGTAGCCATCTTGCCCAGTACCCATGTGTAAGAATCGTCCTCAGTTGCATCGGACAAAGTTGCACCAGTAGCAAGACGCAGCATGTTAAGATCAAACTTTGCATTCGTAGCAGTTACGGTAACATTCTTATCTCTTAGTACATAGTCAAGCGGGAACAATGAGTCACCACCGTATACCGGATCTTCTGTCGTTGTAAAATCAAATCTCAAGGTCTGCAAAGTACCAAGAAAAGCATTCTTGCCATCTGGCCCTGCAGCAAGAATAGTACCTACGCCATTGATTATGATACTTTTGTTATTCTTTGCCATACTCTATATTCTCCTTTCAGTTAAATTCGGTCAAAAGCTATATCCTGATATAGAGTAGGCAAGTCCCTATTTTTTGTAACACTAAGCTTCGACATTGGAAAATGTTGCCTCTATGGTGAAACAATAAACATTATCCAATCTTGAGTCACTTTCATGTGCGTCAACAATCAAAGGGGTAGTGCCCGCCACACCAGAAAAATCAACACAACCAGAAAGCAATGTGCACAGTCTCTCTGCTATCTGGTGAGCTAATTTCACATCGTCCTTTGTGTATATATCAAAATAAAACATTGGGCAGAATACGCCTAAATTAACAGAGTCAATACCCCCACCAGGCGTATAAAACGCAATAAGAGGAATATTGTTAGTCAACTGCTGAGGCTTACTCTGCTTTTGAATTTTTGGACCAATTTGGTTTGCAGTAGGATTTTCACCAAGCCCTAAATACCCTAATATGGTTGCGTCCTTACTTAAAAGTTTATATATCCCGTTGTATAAATTCAGTATAGTTAATCCATTATTCACTTCCTACGACCTCCTATTATGATTTTGGATTTTACTTGAAGGTATTTTCGTATATCCATGTACTGAAGTTCTTCAGAAAACACCCTTGCAAACTGTGAATTAGCATACTCAAACGCTCTTGCAAACCATCTCTGTGGTCTTACAGCAAACCCAGGGAGTTTTCTAAGAGACCCTGCATTAGAGATACGCCTATTCCCGCCCAAGTCAGTCCACTCCTGCCCTGGTCTTGTATAGATATCCATACCAGAGCGTAAAGGGTTTTCTTCATACTTCACGCCACTAACCCGTGTGTAACTACCGTCTGCATACTGACCAGTACCATGTTCGTAGTAAATTCCTATGTGGGAATCCTTGAAATTCTTTGCAAGAGTATACACGGTAATACCAAGCTTATTATTTGCTCTCCTTGCTATATCACCTAACACCATAGAATCAATAACAGCAAATTTCCTTGAAGCGTCTGTTCTGCCATACCCTTTTTTAGTCCTTCGAATCCCTGCTTCTGGAACAGCTTCCCCCGCAAGTCTTACAGGGAAATAATGAAATTGTATAGCGGCTAAATTACTCTGAGCACGCTTAATCAGCATTTTACCAATACGGTTAAGAGTGACTCCTATTACTTTCTGTAAGTCCGCTATAAACAGATCGTCACGAAATACTATATACCCTCCGCCAAAACGGGCAGTGGGCATCTGTTTTTGAATATGATGCTTCGGAGAATACGGTCGCTTAGGCATTCCTTGTTTCCGCCTTTACTTGAATACGTGTGATACCTTCAAGAATGAAATTATTGATATCGACTGCCTTGAATTTTAGCTGGGGGGAGTGATCCTTAACAGTAATCGTATCCAAAAGAGTTGCTCCACATGCAGGCACAAAAAGAATATACTCGGCATCGGGGTGTATGCCTGGATCATACTGTTTCAAATCACCAGATACTCTTTGCATATAGCAGGGAGAATTCGTAAGTATGGGGTTAAGTTTTGTGGTTTTATCCCCATTATCGTCATATTCAGTAGTTATACTTTGAATGTCCACCACTGCATTACACACAAACATCGCTGCATAGACTGAAAGTTTTTCACCTGCGTATTCTTCTGGATATGTAGCAGCAACTAAATAGGATTCCCCTGTAACCTCATTGTTGACTATACTCCCGTTTCCTACGGAAAAGTCAGGTAAAAAGTAACCTTTCCTTGTAGCTTCTACAGCTACAGTATTGGTAATCTGAGAAGTACCCCTACCTATCAACATTTTGGTTTGCACTCCCCCCACAGTTACGGGGGAACCCTCTTTTTGAATTAGTTTGAACTTTTCTTTCGCTATCACAATTACTCGCCACCTATCGGTTCATAGTCATGTGTAATCAAACCGGCAATCGAAGTATCATAAGTAGTTACTTCCACAGAAGTTATGTTATCCAGAGCAAGTTCAAACTCACCCAGAAACCATGCTGCTCTTTCATCCCATTTGACCTTATCCTTTTTCCAAGAAGTATCAAGTGCTTTAACCTCTATATTAACTTTAAGAGCCATTAAAGGACACATGAGATAACAGAAATAGTTGACGGCTGCTTCTTCAAGGTATATCAACTCAGTTTCATCAACTATATCCATATACCGTGGAACTCTTTTCTTTACCTTTAATTCAGCGATTTGAGCAAACCCAGTCTTATCAATATCACCGTCAGGTAGATCAACTTCATCTACTCCAAGCCTGCTACGCACCTTATCCCTGAAACCTTCCTTAAGAATATCCATTACCATTACCCCCAATATGTAATTGAGATAGAAGGATATGAGTACGAATAAACAACAGTGTTACCCTCTACTTTTTCTGTATCCCCCATGTAAAGTACAGTATTAGCGGAGTCCATGATAATCACATCCCCGCCACCCTCGTTTTTGATAACAGCATACTTCGCTTTATCTGGAAGGGTTATCGTATATTGCGAACCTCTCTGAAGTTGAATTTTTTCGCTTTTCAATATAGTTGCTTTAGGCTTAGCGGTAACTACAGGCGTTTCCATAGTAGCCATCTGCATAGCTTCTCCCTTGAAAACTTCAGTTTTCTTTTTGGCTCTCGTAGATGTCTTAGACTTTGAAGTAGTAGATTTCTTTTCCATTGTTCAATAGCTCCTTTCTAAAAGAAAACCCCCGCCCATGCTATTGGGCATGGCACGGGGGCATGTATTTATCTTGGAGGTTGGTTAGTTGATAACATCAGGGAACAGTACGCCAGCCCTACGAGCAATGATCTTGTGGTCATACCATCTCTCGGACTCAACAAAGGTACAGCGAGGGCCTTCGTCATACCACTTTCTTACGAAAATGGACTGGTTGCCGTCTTTCTTCCATGCGAATGTGTAACCAAACGCAGGAACTTTTCTGCCAGGTTTCTCAGGAACGTAAGCCAGTATTGCAGACTTACCCCAGATGTATGACTTAATGTTGTTCCTTTGATTGGAAGCAACTGCCTTACCAACAATCAGGTTGTCAACCTCGAAGAACTCCTTCAGGAGAGCGTCAGGAACGATTGACAAATCCTGAACCTTAACCAGTGCTATCAAAGCAGGATGTCTACGTATCCTGTTGTAAACGGGGTACGACAGAATCAGTGTGTTGGGATTGAGAGCAATCTTCTGATGCATTGTCTCTTTTGCCCTGAGAACTGTGTCGATAGGATCAGCATTGTCGTTATCCCACTTAAGGGGCTGATTAGCACCACCAGTGCTTACAACGAGATCTGGATCGTAGTTGGCTGCGTTAAGCAGAAGGTTGGCAGCGTCGATTTCCTTATTCAGGAGGATACCCTCAGTTGTCAGAACAGTGGCTTCCTCTTCAAGATTGAAAGCCTCGTCTGCGTTCTGGATAGCCTCGTCAGGAATCCTATGACGGAGAGCATGTCCTTCACAGAAGTATGTATCGTCACTGTATGTCCAATCGATTTCATTAGCTTCTGTTCCAGGTGCACGCCTGTCATCCTGAGCTACGAAAATCTCCTCCCCATAAACAGGATACTTGTCGGACTGCTTATCAACAGGCACTTCCTTAAGAATCTGATCGGCTATATACTGATCGTTTTTATATGCTACCGAAATATTGGTAAGCAATTTATCATAATGAACAGACTGAACACTAGGCATATTCTTTCACCTTTCCTTTCCTTACGGTACATAGTAGTGGCTAATGTTAATCTTAACAGGAATGATGTCACCATCTTCCCCGTCAGCTTCTGCGTATCCGAGTACATTAAACGATCCATTACCTTCTTCTTTACCTAAAGTGGTAACAGAAACGTTTGCAGTTACACCAGTAACACCACCGTCAAATGTGGGCGGTATTTGATAGCCCTTGGCAACAGCAGTAATGGTTACTGTATCAGTCGCAGAAGTAGCAGTATGCGTGGTACCAGTGTTAATTTTAGTAGCGATCGCTGTAGCAACACTGGTAGCGTCTTCAGTACCAACTAAAGTAACGTCAATGTCTACCCCATTAAGTTTAATGGTAACATCGCCAGCAGCACTTGCTCCTGCTGTAACCTTAATTTCAGTTACTTCCTGCACACCAGGGTTCTGGGGCATTCTCTTTACAGTACCACCAGCAGCAAGGATAACCCTTTCACCATATCTTACGTTACCGCTCAAACGAACTTTGGCGATACCCGAAAGCTGTACTGCAACATTTCTACCTTCCTGAAATCCGCCCGCACTGGGAGCATTAACCAGCTTCTCGTCATTTGTAATAACCCCTAATGGGATAGCGTTGTCCACAGATGGGGTCATGCATCCACCATCACTCATACCGTAAGTGACGGCAGTATACTTCTCAATCATAGGATCTTCAAGAATATATGTTTTCTGTAAACCTGTAGTCTGTCCTGCCATAACTTATTCACTCTCCTTACTATATTTCATATACATAATCTTGGTGGCTTCCTGGATAGAAACCTTATTTTCCTGAGCATATTTCATTGCCTCGTCAGCAATAAAATCTCTGAATTCCTGTTCAGTCTCGAAGTCTGTCTTGCTAACAGGGGTCTCGGACATTGAAGCGTCATCAGCGTTCATGTCTGTAACACCCTTGCCCTCAAACTTGCTCGCAAACTCGGTGTCAAACTTCTTGATAACGTCCTTTATCTCGTCTATTGACAGAGTTGAAAGGAACTTGTTGAACATTTCCTTCGGGAACGCATTCCCCTGTGCTCTAATTCCCGCCTCAAGAGCCTGATTAATCAAATCAGCCTTATAGGTTTCAGCAAGTCCGGCCTTTTCGGTCAGTTCCTTGTTCTCTGCCTCAAGCTTCTGGATCTGCTCATCTTTCTCCGATAATGCTGAATTAACTTTTGCAAGCTCCTCGTCTTTTGCAGAAAGTTGGTCTTTAAGCTCCTGATTCTCTTTCTCCAACTCAGCAACATCGACTGACTTAACCGAAAGTTTCTCTCCCAGAGCAGTTTCCAACTCATCTTCACTGGAAAAAGTTATATCGAACTTATTCAAAACTTCCTTAATCTTATCCAGTTCCACTTGCTCTTCACTCCTTCTTCTGAGATATTCAGAACCACCTGTTCTTGCCTTGGTGTCTGTCACTAAAACAGACCCGTCTTTCGTGTAGTATTGGTATATAAGTGCATTTACAGGGATATCTTTAAATGTATCAATCACTTGTAGTTTAGACGAACTTTCAAAATCTGTAACATCAGCAGAGAAGTTGCGTATTACACTTGCCCGATCACATGCCCCTGCGTATACCAGTGAATCTTCAAGGAGTTTTCCTGCTCCGTCCTCCCCCACTAAAACATAGCAAGTCTCAACAGCGTCTTTTCCGTCTTTCTCTACTGCATATTTCTTTCCTGGTATGTGGGGGCAAGCAAAATAATCACGGATATCGTTGCCGCAGATAGAGCAAGTCCATTTTTCTGCGTTGAAGCCGATTGAGGTAGCAAAATTGATACCTGTATCAATGCCTTTAGCGACGTCATCCGTAGTGAAACCGCCCTCAAGGTTGATACCAAGAGGTATGTAGAAGTCACCGTACAAGGAGATAACATCCGTACCTGCTTGTGCAACATACTCTCTCTTAAGGTAAGCATTGAAAGACCTGCCGACAGGCAGTTTTCTATTGTTATGTACTAACAATAAAGCAACGCCTTTCTCCAAGTCCTGTGCAAATTTATTAAGCAGAGGCTCTTGGATTATTGAATAGTAAGCGGTGGGCAGGTTATCAATCAGCAAATTCGAGAACACATAGCAGTTGTCCTCGGTAAGCTGAGTCTGACTGAATCTTGAATTTATTATCTGTAATTGCTGTTCAGTTGGTTTTGGCATGATAAACACTCCTTTTCTTATTGATTATCTGAAGCATCTGTATTACCGCCCGCTCTTGGGTTTGTGTCAGTTGTTCCTGAAACAGGCTGACCATCGCTATTTCTAACGACAGCACCTGGAACTCTCGGTTCTGGACTATCAGGAGCATGACCGACAGCTCTCTGGGCGGCTTCTTCCTGTGAAATCCACCCTCTGTCATAAAGCAAGGCAATATTGTTTAACCGTGTAGACTCAAACTGCTGCTGTTCAAGTTCCGTTCTTATTTCAATAGGTCTGAAGCGGAATTCCACAACACCTTGTTTCCCTCTGATATTCAAATAAACAGTAAGCATTTTCTCCATAAAGGAAGCAATGTACTTTTGGATACCCCCCAGTCCTGTCAGATAGAGCTTTATTTCTATCTTTGCATAACTCTCTGTCTGACCTGCCCCTCTTCTGCCAAGCAGAGTAGATAGAGTTTTAACGCCACTTTGAATCAAGTTGTCAATTACATGCATCAACTTGTCTGGGTCAAAGAGAGCACCACCCTTACCACCGGCTTCACCTATCTTTAAACTGTCGTAATGGACAAACACATCATCAGGATTCAGCTTGTTGTACATTGCAATAATCTCATTAAGCCTGTCTCTCAGCCATTTTTCCTTCTTTTCGTCATTATTACGAACAGTAATAGGCATACGCTTAATCAAAACTTCTTCAACTATAGTCAAATCCAACCTTGGATACCCTTGGTTGTGAACGACTGCTTTAAGGTCATTAAGAACTTGCATCTGGAACAAAACTATGTTTAAAGCCCCTAAAATGGGAGATCTGCCGTAAGGGTCATCTATTTTTTCGTCAATTCCCTCATAGAAGAAAGTAGGGATGTCAAGATTTATACGCCCGTTGTCCTGAAATGGTATATATCTTCCGTCAACAATTTGAAATTCAACGGTAGCGGGGTCAACTAAAACAAAACGGGCAACGTCTTTTTTATCAGGTGTTAACAAAAGCTCCCCTGAAATAGCCCCTCTCGTAACTGCTGATAAAAACATTTGGTCAATGAGCTTATCCAAACTCTTTGACCTCTCAAAACCAACCATGTTGGGCGTTTTCAATCTCTTAAATAAGAGTTCAATATCTTCTATTGCTTCAGGATACTCTTCATTGCTATCAAGCTTCTTAACAGTGTAATAATAACCACTGTTACCCAACCGCACGAAGTTCCACAAAGCATAAGATATATCAGGATGAGCATCCATTAAGATATCAATAAGGTCAAACAAAGAAGAACTATTTAAAGTCCTATCATTTAAAGCAAGTTCTCTCTTTGACCTCCGAGGTAAAGAGCCACCAAGCCCACCGCCGATTTCATGTGTAGTAGCAGATACTCTATTGATCCTGCTTCCACCACCTAATTCAGGGGTAGGTGGGTTGGAAGTAGCATTACTTCTGCTACTTCTCGCAAATCTTTGTATGAAATTTAACCTTAAATTATCCAACATTCCCATACAATCATCCTTTTATTTAGGATAGACACTAAGACTTATTACTTAACGATAGTGGTGAACAAGATTTCTGACAGTCCTCTCTCCTTATCCCACAAGAAAGACTGGTGTGTTCGGAGTGCACCAACATACCCGTTTTCATAATGCCATGCGTCAGTACCTGTTACTGCCGAGAGATTCCTGATCTTTATGCCGTTTACCTCTTTGACATGTTCAGAATGGAGATGAGCACCATGCCATTCTCTGAATAAAGTACGCCCCCATGCCTCGGCTGCCTCATACTGCATGTTGCCCTCGATCCTCTTCTTTTCCTTATCCATGTGGGTATACCCGATAAGACACTTACCGAACTCAACATACGTCCTCGATAGCGGGCTTGTATCCACATAGACATGCTGTGAATCTTTATACCAACAACTAAGGCATACAACAGCGTAGTAGCTTGTCATCTTATCGTGGTTTCCAGGCACATAAATCACATGGACAGGGGCTATAGTGCTTAAGATATCAATGCCTCTAATAAGCAACTCAAGACCTTTTGTGAAGAGTTTTTGCCACCTTAAGTCGTTATTTTGAAGTGTTCCTGCGGTAGTAGCCCCCTCGATTGTGTCAAAATTGAAGAAATCATTCCCTACAGGAAAAAGGATTTTTTCAATATTTCTGTCTCTTACACGACTTACAATGTCATTTATTATGTACATGAAGCACTCTTCAGCTATCTTATGGTTATAGTTATTGCCTGTTTCACCTGCCCAAGCCAATTTACCCAGGTGTAAATCAACAATAGGAACTTCCAACATGTACCCGTTCTCAACAAAGCGTGGAGGTATAACAGGACCCTTGTATCGGGGAGTGAAATCCTCAAAAAACTCAGTGACGATATCATGAATGAGTTCAATATAATATTCTTTTGCCCTATATTTGTTGATTTCTGCCCTTAACCGCTTGACTTCCTCCTGCTGTAGCATTATAAAATACTTTTCTTTGCGTCTTTCCAAGGTATCATTCACCAAATGTTCTATAGGACTGTCCAAGTCTTCGTCTATATATGGAACATCATCATGGGTTATGTTAAAGGCAGTCTTTATAAGGTAAAAATCTCTTCGTTGAATGTTTAATTTCCTGCATATCTGATTGATGGTCAAGGGATTTACGTCACAATAAAGCTGTTTTATCTCTCTAAGTGTTTGTTTGCTGACCTTAATTGAACGCTTAAAAGAGGTTACGATATAGTAATCACCGTAATCTTCTACTGTAGGAGTATATTCTTCCTGACCCTCCGCCATCTTCTGTTGGTGGCGGTAGAACCGTTTTCTTACTGTTTCATAAGGCACATCTAATAGTTCAGATATTTCTTTCTTATCATAACCTTGCTTATATAGTTCAAGAGCTTGTTCAAACCAACCCATACTGCTACCTCCTTTTTGTACCTAAAATGACAGGCATGGCGAAATTGGACACACTCTCAGGAGGCTCATTACTGCACAGCCAGATAAAAGCCATTCGTGCGTCCGAAAAGTCCTTTCCAACTTTCTTATCTCCGAGCTTGGAATCGTGATCGATTTTATTACCATTGATAAGCTTTATAGCTTTTAGCTCCTCATTGGGCGAAGCTACGTCTGCATATCTGGATTTATAGTCAAGCAGTTCTACATTACCTGCATATATAAGAGATTTTGCGTTCTGATAAATTTTCAACTGAAATTGATTTGTAAATGAAGTATCTGTAGCGTCTACGCCAAGACTCATGAGCCTCTGAACAACCTCAGCAGAGTTGAACTTATCGAACAGAGCTTTCTTTACATAAACCTGACTACAAATCTGTGCAATGATTTCAGAAACATTAAGAAGATCGACAGGCAACCTCTCTTTCTTATTTGGTCGCCACTCCAGGATTAAGTCCTCAATAGGCTTATTAATCCATTTAGTGACTATCTCTCCGTCCTCAACTACCTGTGTTTCTATAGGCTCACCGTGACCTAAACATAAAACGTAACTGTCTTCTTCAACACCACAGTCACCGCCCAAAAAGTAGGTAAATTGGGGGTCAAGGTTCAAATTATGTAACTGCAAACCGATAAAATGACGCTGTTCACCTGTTTTTAGGATACGAGTAGTGATAATTTCCTCGGCAATCAAGTCCATATTTTGTGCATGCCTGCCCCATGCAGTAACAGCGTCTATCCTCTCAGGGAACTTAAACAGTGCTTCAAAATGTGACGGAGGTTTACATTCAAGCATCATTTCAGCCGTTTCAGGGTCATCCTCGTACTGCTTGTTGAATGTTTCCCTTGTAACACTGTGGTTAACTTCCCATGTAGCCCCTCTTATAGCCCACATTGTACCGCTTGTATCCTTCAAAGCCTCTTGATACTTCATGTACATAGGGCAGTTTTGGCTACGGGGGTAAGAGATAAACACCATCAAGTACTTATCACCATATCGAGTGGAAGCGGAAGTCTTCATTATGTCGTATCCAGACTTCGCACTCTCAGCAGTGTACCCGCCATATTCGTCAAACACTATTACAAGAGGGTTGAAACCTTCGTAAGACTCAGCTTCAGAGTGAGCTGAATGGCAAGTGATGTTCTTATAGAACCTGATCTTGTTCCTCATTACCTGGAACTCATTATAAGCTTGGGGCTGACGATGCTTGACCTCCTTAAACCACGGGCAGTGGCGGAGGCGGGCCTTGAGCTTCTTGAAGAAAACCTCATTAGCTTGGTTAGAGTTAATAGCAATATTGATAAGATCAATAGGCTCATCTTTACCAAAGCTAAAATACTTGTGGGGGTCAGACATACAACACAAGAGGTAAGCCATATATGCCATAAATCCTGATATGAGAAAGTCCTTACCAGATCCTTTGCCGAACAAAACGACTGCTTCAAGAACACTTCTTAGCTCATCAGGGCATATTTTCTTATTGCCAGTCAGCTTCCACCATATGATGTTGTTAAGGGTTTCAAGGAGTTCAGTCTGTTTTCCAGGATAGGGATT